TAGCTTCGCTATATCTTCGATCTCTATGAGATCTATCTCTACGAGAGCTATAAACATTATGATTAATAACCAACATCCGTGAGGATGCTGCGCATGATAAGAATTATCACCCAACGGGTGCTCAAGTCTACCTTGCGGGTTGTTAGTTGTAAATGGTTACCTCAGTAACTTCGTTTAGTTACAACAAGTTGCCTGCAACTAATGTCTTGACTTCACCTGCCAAGCATGAGATGATAAGAAGACTTGTAAAAACTTGTGCTTAGTGCTCTTTTCGGCTTAGTAAACAGTGATAGCTTATGAAGCACGCTTCAAAATCTCGTAAACGGAAACAATCTCCCTCCGCAGGAGAGTCCTCGTTTTCGGCCGTTGTAAGCCCAGAGATCAAGAAGCCTGTTAAGACGGTTATCACTGTTTTAAATTCTCACTTCCAAAAATATCATCCACATGTTGTTAATTCATCGGATGAGATTAAAAAGGAAGAAGCTGAAAATAGAGGAGAGATTTTATAATATGGCTGACGCATCTACACCTTTTTCTATTAGCAGTTCTTCTTCAGGAAGGATGATGAAGTTTTTTGAATATGCTCATTTGCCTGAACATCTTCAAAGAGTTTCAAAACCTATTTCTGAACTTGCTCATAAATTTGTAGACGAGCTTCCCGAAGGTCCAGAGAAGACAGCAGGATTGCGTAAACTTTTAGAAGCGAAAGATTGTTTTGTTAGGACATTACTCTAATGGCTTTTTCACCTAAGGGAAAACATCATTCGAAGACCGTAGATAAAATCCGGATAGCTTGTAGAATAGAAATGTTAAACTTAGGCTTGAAGGATAAGGAAATTGCCTCCCATATTGGGATGTCCCAGACCTCGTATTCCCTCTTGAAGAAAACAAAAATCTATCAACAACTTCATAATCAATATCTTACTGGCATCTTATCAGTCGCAGATGAAGATGTTGTTGATAACCTTCCTTTACAAAGAAGGATTTTATCATCTGCCGTGCCTTCGGCATTAGAAAATCTTTTAGCATTAGCCACCCAGAAAATAGATAGGAAGCTTCAATTTGAAGCATCTAAGGAAATCTTAGATCGTCATGGAGCTTTTGCTAAAGTTTCTCGTATCGGATTACCAACTCAAGAACAGAATAGCAATAATAAACAAGATGACGCAGTTGCGTCAGAACTTATTAATGCTTTAGCAAAGACCAAGAAACAAAATGAAGTGACTGAGATCGAGCCTCCGGCTATAACTATAGATAGTCCTCTTGCATCTGACACGGCTCAATAACATTATCATTAGATCGGGAGGTTTAATGATAATATGAGAGATTAGTATCGGGCTACCTTTCCTGGCAGGTTTGGGACCCGAGCTACACATGGGCAAACTACTAATCTCTCATTCTTTATCTTAACAAAGGGTTATCATTAACGCAGTCTATATTGCCCAGCGAAGCGTTCAAACCTGCCCCGCCGAAGGCGGAATAAATATCTAGGGCGGCAAAAATTGAACCTTAACTACTGTGTAATTAATGCTCGAAAATATAGAATTAACAGATCAGATAGTTCAACTACAAGAAGAGAATTCTAAAAGTTGGGCTAATCATTGGACAATTATAGATCCTTCTGGTCAAGCACCTAATATAGCATCAAAGATACACAGACTTAATGGTTATGGTTCTTTATATTATTTTGCTAAAGTAACACTACGCAAACATCGTTTAAGAGAATATTTACACAAAGATATCTGTCAGTTGTTTGAAAGTGAAAGATTAAAAGATATTATTGAGATACCTCGTGACCACTTTAAATCTACCATTGGTTCAGAATCTGCACCTATATGGTGGGCTTTACCGTTTAACGACGAAGATGAAAAGCTCATGCGTGCGTTGGGATATGGAGATGAGTGGATTAAATGGATGCGTAGAGCGCATAACCAAGATACGCGAACCGTACTTGTCTCGGAAAATAAAGAGAATATTGGCAAGCTTGGAGTTCGAGTCGATAACCAGTATAAGAATAATGATTTCTTCACTGGGCTATATCCTGAAATTAAACCAGATACCTCTTGCAATTGGTCCGTTACCACTAAGACACATAAACGCAGTGGACGGACTGCTGACGGAGAAGGGACGTACGATTATTTATCGGTTGGAACTGCTTTACAGTCAAGACATTATACCAGGGCTGTCCAAGATGATCTCATAGGTAAGGAGGCATTAGAATCTGAAATAGTAATGAACGGAACTATAGACTATCATAAGCTACTAGTAGGAGCTTTTGATAGCGACCCTAATGATCCAGAAGCGGATAATGATGAAGTTGTAATCGGAAATAGATGGTCTTATAAAGATTTAAACCATTGGATTCGTAAGAATGAACCCTATTTTCGAATTACTTCTCATAGTGCTATTGGCGGATGTTGTGACAAACATCCTGCTGGTAAGATCATCTTTCCGCATGAGTTTAGCTGGAAAAAACTCGACAGATGGAAAGCTCGCCTTGGCACTTATTTTTTCAGCTGTCAATTTCTTAATAGTCCTGTTCCTCCTACTGACGCTAAATTTCGTGAAACCTACTTAAACTATTTCAGATATCAAGCTGTTGATCCCTTAAAAGGGGATAAGAGAGTTCAGATTGTTCATGAAACAAAAAGTGGAATTGTTAAGAAAAATATTTTTCCTACTCATCTCCAGCGAGTTTTATTACTTGATCCTAACCATGCTGGAACGGAAGGAAGATCAAGGCACGCTTTGGTTGTTCTTGGCTATACTCTTGAGTTGCCTTTTAGGGTTTATCTGCTTGATTTATACGCGGATAACAGTAGCCATGCCGATTTAGTTTCTCAGTTATTTAAGTTCGGTGAAAAATGGAAAATTAAGGAACCTTGGTTAGAAACCATAGGTGCTCAAAAATGGCTCAAGTATCATTTAGAAGTTCAAAGTGAAACGAATAAAAAAGCTGGAAAGTGGACCTTTGATAAGTTTAACGAGTTTAAAAAGGATAATAGTAAAGATGCGAAAACTCACCGCATTGATGGTCTTGAGCCTATGTTTGCTAGGGGTGAGTTTTATTGCTTACGCACTGGACACGAACAGTTTGTTTCAGAATATCTCGAATATCCTTTTCATGCTACTCGCGATATTCTCGATGTCCTTGGTTATGCAGTGCAGACATTCGATATGGATGCTATGAGTGATAGGGAAGCATCAGAATTTCTGCAAACGCAAGCAAAACAATTTAAGCGCCGCAAAGTTGGCGCAACAGGTTATTAAGTTTTCCAGGTAGTAATGGTGGGTAAATCACTAAGGGGAGATTTACCTAACATGTTAGAAAAACTGAAACCTTGGATGCCAATTATAATTACTGTCGCAGGTGCGATAGTAACAGCATTGACACCACAAGCTAACGCATTTTGGTCGATGCATCCTACAGCAACGATTATGTTTGCTGGAGTTTTAGGAGTGGTAAAGAACCTGTTACCTTCTCCTATTAAATAAAATGCTAGATCCATTTAGTGCTATCGGGAGTATTGTTGTTGGAGTGTATAACTCCAAGATAGTACAAAAATGGGTCAGGCTTGTTTTTCAAATGCTGTTTAGTGCTATATGCACATTTCTCTTTGTCTGTGGTAATTCGTTAGTAGCTTCAAAATCTTGGCCCTTATCTATTGGTTTAGGCATGGTATCATCGTCCGTCGTGCTAGTTGTATTTTTTAGACGCTCTCCCCTGACTAGCGGCATGATGGCAGTCTTACCAGTAGATGAGGCCAAGGTTGAAATTAACACAAACATTCAAGTTATAGAGAAAAAATAAATGCCAGTAACTACGCCAGTTAGAGTTGACTTCGGTGTTGATGAAAATAAAGCATTGCATATCTTTGTAAAAGAACGTCTGCAAGCAGAGATTAATGCTTATGATAAGTTCCATACTGAGAAAGTTCCTTCTTGGCGTAAATTATATAAAGGTCAACCTGAACAAGAAACTAGAGACTGGCCTTGGCCTAATGCTTCTAATGTTGTTATTCAGCTTATTGCCGAGAATGTTGATACTCTCAAGGCCAGAATAATCGGAACTATATATGAGATCATGCCATTATGGACTTCCTCTTTAGTAGGAGAATGGCCGGATACAGAACAAGGTGGACAACAAAGAACTGCGTTTGAATCGTTTATGAATTTGATGGGCATGGAACCTACAGAATTAGATCTGTATCGTGTAGAAAGCCTTGCTGCAAATGATATGATTCAGTTCGGTTCAGTTCTTATTAAGCAGCCTTGGGAAACAGATATTGAAAGATTAGTTACTGGCCCCTCCGTTACTAATGGCGGAGAACCTGCTTTTATCTCTCACACTAAATATGATGGTCCTAGACCAGAAAAAATACCAATCGAAGATTGGGGCGCCACTGTTAGTGCGCCGACTTGGGAAAAAGCAGATTTCAAGTATCATAAATATACTCTGAATAAACAAAAAATCGAAGAAAAGATTTACACTGGAGCTTTTGATTTATCTGATGAAGATAAAGATAAACTTCTAAAATCTCCAGATAGATATGGTGCTTCTAATGAAAGACAGCAAAAAGAGCAGAACCAAAATATAGAAGCACAGCAAGCTCAAGTTTTAGCAGAATGGGATATCTATGAGTGCTGGTTTTACTATTGGCATAATAATGCTAAGTGGAAGATCATTTATATATTCCACAAAGGATCAGATACTAAATGTAATTCTGTATTTAATTTCTACCCTGATAACGAAGAACCCTTTGAGTTTGGTCGTCTTGGTTATACTGACGACGGGCTTCTTGGCTACGGCTTTGCTGAAATGCTTAAGTTCTATCAAGAAGAAGTCACTACCGGGCACAATCAACGTAATGATAATAGGACTTTGGGTAATACTAGTGTGGTTACTGTTGGACGTAGTAATAAGATAGATGCTAATATCAGTATTTATCCAATGGCCGTCTTACCTATAGACGCTGCCGATTTTGCTATCCATCAATTAGGCGTAGCCTATCCCTCCTCAGTTCAAGAAGAATCTTTAACTATTGAACTTGCTAAATCTCGAGCAGGTGTTGACACAGGTATGACTGCTCCTGGTGGAGATTCTACTAATAAAAAAGGTCAACTATCTGCAATGGGTACGTTCTCTGTAATGCAGTCTGGAAATCGAAGAGTTAATGTTAATATTACCGATTTCCGATATATGCATCTTAAGTTAGGTCGCAAAGCTGCAAAGCAATATGCAGAGTTTGGTATTGGAGATAGACTTAAATACTTCGGGAATCAAGGTAAATATCTTAAATTAGCGCTGGAAAATATCCGTAAAGGCAAAATTGATCTACCTATCCGCGCTGCGAATGCAAGCATTAATAAAGAATTAGAGAAGCAAAATGATATGTTGCTTACGCAAGTAATGCAACGTCATCATGCTACAATTGCTCAAATTTTACAAGGTCTAGGCAATCCTCAGATGCCTCCAGAGCTTAAGCAGTTCCTTATTGGTGTTATCGGTTCTAGCGGTGAGTTAATGTCTAGAATTTTAAGGAACTTTGGGCATGATGATATTGCTAGATTGCAGCCAGAATTAGAAACTGTAAAGCAATTAACAAAAGGAGCCAACACAAATGGCAACAATGGACAGCAACAAAATGATGCAAGCTCACAACCTGCGTTCCCGGTTGCAGCAAATGAAGGAGCTAATCCAGTACGCACCGTTTAATGAGCTTTATAAACATAAATCAGTAATGTCTGGATGGTTTTTACATGAAGGCTCAGAGCATTATAAAGCCTTCTTAACGAATCTAATCGGATTGTATCTTAATGAACTTGCTACGAATTATCTAGATAAAGAACATCAAGATACTTCTGATGTGTTACGCGGTAGGATTTTTATGTTGAGAGAGCTTCTTGCTATCCCAGAGCAAATTAAGAGTGTGGATAAGATGGGATCAGAATTAGCTCGGCTAGAGACAGAAGGTTATACTAAAGAAAATATGCCTAAGCAAGTAGGACCGCAACCGAATTAAATTAAGGAGCCTTTAGGCTTTAGGAGATTATTATGTGTGCATGGGGTAAGATGACTGTTGAGGAAATGAAAGAAATGGGTATTGATCCAGATAAGCTTAAAAATCTGGAAACTAAGCTTGGAGAGTCGGCGTCTAAAGCTGATGTTGATGCTGTTAAATCTACACTTGCATCTATTCAAGATAGTATTAAGGCTTTGACTGAGAGATCACAGTTAGAAACAACTAGTAGGAATGATAATGGCGAAGAGGATAATTCAGGAGGAAATGACGCTCGTAGAAAAGATCCTCCTCCTCCTGATCCTTATGCCATTGATCCTATCGAGTTTATGGCAGATCCTGCTGGTAGCACTAAAAAGATTATTCAAGCTTCAATAGCAGGAACTCAGCTTCATAGTTTAGGTTTGGCCGCTGATATGGCTTATATGAATGCCAGAAATAGCCTTCCTAACTTTGGGATTTTTGAGGAAGAGATTAAGAAAGAGTGGGATAAATATCCTGTAACAATGAAAGGTAAGCCGACGGAGCTTATTACTAACATTTATTATCTTGTTAAAGGTAAGCACGTTGATGATATTGTTACGGATACGAACAAAAAAGAAGGCAAGTACGCCATGATTCAGGCTGGCGGCACTTCTATTATTAGAAATGATAATAGTGGTGGAACTAAAAAAGCTGAAGAAATTTTATCAGCAGATGAAATAAAAGTTGCTAATAAATGGGGAATGACTCCGGACGAATATGTTAAATCTAAATCAGGATTAAAGTATGTCTAAATTAGAAGATATGACGAACGCTTTCAAAGGCACAAATAATCCTGCGGATGTGGATAGCGACCTTAAAGAAGCTGCCAATTTAGCGAAGGAAAATCTTGCACAATCAACAGGCGGAGAAAAACTTAAGAGCGTTTTAGATAGACTAACGCCTAAAGGTAACACTGTTGCTGCTTCCCAACCTGCGGAAGATCGTGCAGCTTTCCAACCTGATATCCGAGTTACTCAGAATAGAGCTGGTTTTTCTAGTCAACAGATTAAAGATCAGTTTAATCCTGATGTGCAAATAACTCCTTCTCCTTCAACAACAGAACAGAGTGCTCCTAAAGTTAGACCTGCGACAGCTTTTGACTTAAGCAGCATTACTGAAGCTGATGTTCTTAATTTACCCTTCATTGATGCAAAATCTTTTGATGTACCTGCTATGTTACAGGTTAAACCAAAAGACGGAAGTTTGCGTTTTAGATGGGTTAATTATAGAAATTATGAAGGTGGCAATTATGCTATGTTTAAAGCTATCGGATTTACTAATGCTACCCCTGAAGATGTTGAAGGGGGAGTTAGTGACAATCTTCTTAAAGAGGATGGCACAGTTAAGTGGTTTGATGTTATTCTCATGAAGGTTGATGTTCTTCGTTTGATGGGAATTTATAAGAAGAACATTATCCGATCTTTGGAGCAAGTTGGACGCTGGCAGCCTCAAGCAGTTGCGCAAGCTAAAAGAACATTAGAGAATGAAGTTGGTTCAGATGTTCTACAAGCTATGCGTAAAGCAGGACATAATGTAGAATTTTACGCTCCATCTACATCAGAAATGGCTGCTCAAGATAGAGACTTTGCAGAAGGTAAATAATTTAAAAGGAGGAATTAACAATGGCTGGTCCTAATTTAGCACATCATGCGCCAATTATTGCGGTAGAAACGATTAGTGGTAATACCGATAATACTGCATCTATCAATGAGAAAGCATCACAAACTTTCTTAGCAGGAACCCCGGTGCAATTATCTTCCGGTGTTGTTCAAGCATGGCCGGGAACTGGTGGCGGAGTTGCTGCTGTTATTGCAGGTGTCGCACTTGCTGACGCGGCTAATCTTGCAACAGATGGTGCTGGAGCTAATCTTCCTTTTGGAAGTATTGGTTTTCCTGGTGCTACTGTTACATTTGGTTCAGTACCTAATGAAGTTAGTGCCGTTAATATTCCTCGTGGCGCACCATTTTCTACGGGGCAAACACTCTTTAATAAAGCTATCGACGATACTATTTTTGAAGCAATGTTCGATAGTTCAACAGGAACAGTTGCTGCTAACTGGACGCCAGTACAATCTGATATCGGTAAGTCTTACGGACTAACCGCAGATTCTACGGCACCTGTTTATTGGTATGTTGATAAAGCAAAAACAACGGGCGGCACAGATACTTGTGTTGAAATTGTAGGTTTATCTCCTGTTGATGGTTCTATTCCTAATGGCCGAGTACAATTTAAATTCCTGCGTAGTGCATCACAAAAAGGAGCCTTGCTTTTAAATCTTTGTAAAGGACATAATCATTATGACGATGGTGCGAGGCCAGTATGCTCAATTGATGGCGCCCGGTATTCACAAGCTTTTTAATCAATGGCTTGACACATACCAACGCGATCTTGAGTATCCGGCCGTATTTAATGTGGAATCTATCACTACGGCCTATGCCGATGATGTTGAATTTGCTGGCACTGGCCCGATGCCATATAAACCTGAAAATACTCCTGTTAATTATACGCAGGTAATTCAGGGCGGAACGTTACGTTATATTCCGTTAACCTATGCCTTGGCTGCTCGTGCTTCTTTCGAGCTTTATGAAGATGATGTTTATGGTGTTATTAAGCAAATTCCAAAAGCACTTGCGCGTTCACAACGTTTTACTGAAGAAATGGTGCCTTGGAATATTTTTAATCTTGGTTTCTCAACTGTTAAAACGATTGACGGTGTTAGTCTTTTTAACAACCAACATCCGTTATTGGGTGGTCCGACGGCTACTGCATACTCACCTGGTTTATCAGGGGTTATTAGCGCAGCAGGAACTTTCCCCAATCGACCAGCAGTAGATGTTGATCTTAGTCTCGCTGCTGTAATTGCTATGACCAATCAATTCGAAAGAATTGTGGATGGCGTAGGTCTTCCTATTGTTCTTAAGCCTAAAGCTCTGGTTATTCCTCCAGCGCTTAGATTTTTGGCAAGAGAACTACTAGGTTCGCCGGGAAAACCGGGAACTGCGACTAACGAAATTAATGCTTTGCTTGGTGAAGATCTTGGATATATGGTAGGCCATTATCTAACCAGTGACACGGCATGGTTTGCAGTTTGTGCGAAAGATCAACATCAGTTGAAATTCATGTGGCGTAAAAAACCAGACATGGATTATGATGATGACTTTGACACGGATGCTCTCAAACAGAAATCTAAAATGCGTTTTGCTGCTGGTGCTTCGCACTGGCTCGGAACGTGGGGATCTAACGGTCCATAAATTCTAATGAGTTTTTTAGCATTAGAAAGAAGAGGATAGGGAACTTGCCAGAGCAGAAAAAGGAGCCTTTTAATTTCTCTCCAAGGAGTTTGTGATGGGTGCCTTAGATAAATTAGATCAGTTTAAATCGCATTCTAGTGAAGAATCTCCTTCCTTTATTATAAAGGATGATAAACCTCTAACTTCAGAAGATGCACAACAAGAAGCTACAAAACAAACTAACATTACAGAGATGAAATCTTCACAATCTTTTGCTGCATCTGAAGCTGCAAATGTTCAACGAGAAATCGCTAGAACTGAAGATGCTATGGCTAGTGATCCTAAGCTGCCATTAGAAGATGGAAGATCTGTTTATGTTGCCGAGGCTAACGGACATACGGCTAAGGTACTTCCACAAAAAGGTACGAAGCATAATTATCTTGTGAGATGTTCTTGTGCTTGGGAAGGACGTTTCAGGAGTTTGAAGGAATCACAAGATAGTGCGTTGCTTCATGTAAATTCTAAATAAAGATTCCATTATTGCTAAATTTAGAACCTTGCGGTTACTAATTTAGTAGTGATGGATAGGGGACGGAGTTTCGGATAAGGCTCCTTTTCTTCGTCCCCGCTTTCATATCAACTGGCGCACCCTTTCATATTAAAGCGAGCCTTGGCATAATATTATGGCTGACCAACCGATTATCGTATCTACTGCGTATCGCGGTCATAGAAGTTTTCATCAGGTCGAATATCATTATTGTGCTCGCTGTGGTTCGCGTGTTAATCTTCAAGAGATGGTGTGGCAGAGAGGTTTATTACTCTGTAAGCAGTGGGATTGTGTAGATTATGGTAATCACGGAAATTATCTTATTGGTCAAAGAGAAGCTAACATAGCTCAGGTTTTAGGTATACCTTCTCATGAGCTACAGCCTAATGAAAAACTAATTACTCCTAACGAAAGCGGGAGTAATACGGATGATGAAATTATATTCTAGGAGGCTTGAATATGTCAACAGTTCAACGATATCTTCGTGAGTCAGATAATGCAGTTCTTTTTGATTTAGATGATTCTGGTAATATAATACAACTTGGAAATACTACTCAAAATTCAGGAGCTACGGGTACATCTGCTGCTGCTGGTGTAGCAGCTAGTAGCTATCCTGCTGTATCACGCGTTGTGCAAGAACTTTCATTAACGGCTACTAATTTAAAAGCTTTACGCGCAACACCAATGCTACTTATTGCTGCGCCAGGTGCAGGCAAATATATTAAAGTTATTTCGTATGATTTGCTTTATACCTTTTTAACAACGGCATTTACTAATACAACTGCTACACTTAAGTTATTTCAAGGTACAACAGCCAATGGCGCTGCATTAACGGCTGATCTTAGTGCGCTATTGTTGAATACTGCGAGCAAACAAGAAAATGGTACTGCGCCTATTGATCTTACTGATACTAATGCACATATGCAGAATGTAGGTATCTTTGCTGGTAATGACGGTGCTGCTGAAATTTTGGCAGGTCTAGGATCATTAAAGATTGTTATTGATTATCTCGTTGTAACGTTCTAATGTTCTCTCCTAAAAGGAGCCTTATTTCTTTCTAAGAAAGGATTAATATTATGGATATGACTGGCAATCCTTGGTTAGTAAATGCTGCTGATGTTGCAGCTCTAGCTGCCGTCGTTGGTAATGGAAATAACCCTGGTGATGTTATTAGTGTTGGTGGAGTTTTCTATCTAGTTATCTGGAAGGGCGCCGCTAAAATCTGGCAAGTAGAATTTGCGGCGTATGTTGGAGATACTGATACAGCAGAAGTTGATCGTTATAATACCAAAAATTTTGCATTTCTTAATGGCGCTTCTGATCTTGAAACGGTTAGGACAGGTAATCCCGGTTGGACAGTTGACGGACTTATTGTTCCTAACAATGGCATTACTAATGGCGGGATCAAGATTTATCATGCTTAAGGAGCAACGCTCATGCGTTTTATTAGAAACATCGTAATAGCTTCGCTGCTAGCTTTTGTAGCGTTAGCTCCGTTAAGCGAAGCTCAAAGTTATAGTTATCAAGCTGTTAATAGATTTATTACGACTACAGGTCAGTATTGTAATTCAGGCCAAGTTCTATGTAATGTTACTGGAACTGGAGCACAATATCATTACTTAACTTGGAATGTCACAGGTACTCTATCAGCTTGTTCAGTCAGAGTAGATTCTTCTGCTGATGGTGTATCATGGAGTGCTGGCGGTATTTTAGGTGCTCAAACTTGTACTAGCAATGGAAATGCATTATCTTCCGTTGTTGTTTCTAACTACGTTAGGATTAACGTAACTAGTATAACGCCAGTTAGTACAGCGTCATTAACTGTTAATCTTAATGGTTATCAAGTTAATCCCGTTCCTGGAACTGGTTCAGTTACTAGTGTAGCAATGACGGGAGATAATACTGTATACAATACAAGTGTTACAGGTTCTCCTATTACCACAAGTGGTACACTTGTTCCGTCATTACACACTCATACAGCTAATACAGTTTTTGCTGGGCCTACTAGTGGTGGCGCTGTTGTTCCAACTTTTAGAGCGTTAGTTAATGCTGATCTTCCTGCTGGAGCAGGTGGTATTACTGCAAGTGTTGCGTTTACAACTGATGTAACTTTACTTGCGGCTGATACGGCTAAAGTTTATGTTGGTGGAGTTAATGGTAATACTGATAGTGTTTTCTTGCCAGTAGTAGTACCTGCTATTGGATGGTATATTTATGTTACTAATAAAGATATTGTAGATAAAATTGTTGATGGTAATGGAACTAATATTGATGGGATTACTTTCTTTAAAGTTGGAGTAGGTCAGAGTGTTAAAGTTTTTTCTGACGGAACTCAATATTATTCCAATCGTGGCACTGGCACAGAATTACAAACTGGTGGCGGTGATATTGAGACACAGGGTAAATTAAATCTTACAAGTAATGCTACTATAGATTTAACTAATCCTTCTGGTGGTACTATTTTATTTGGAGTAAATAAAGATAATGTACCAGTTAATGCAGGTGCTAATAGTGTATTAGCTGCCACAACTGCGATAACTTCAACACCTTTATTAACTACGGGTGTAACACCAGCACAATATACAGTAGTTGCTACTGTTTATTGTAAAACAGCAGTTGCGGCGACTCTTACATTATCTGTTACTTATACAGATGTTAGTAATACATCACAAACGATATCACCTACGGCAGCAAATTGTGCAGCGTTAGGTGCGAATAGTTTTGTACTTGTTAACTCACCTATCGCAGCTAAAGAATCTACTTCGATAGCTTATGCTGTTGCGATTACTGGTTCTCCTAATTACGACGCTAGGATTGTAGTTTATCAGAATACTACTAATTAATAGAAAATTTATGACAACATCCAGAGAAAAATGGTTAACTATATCGCTGATATGTTGTCTGGTCCTATTTATTGTAGGATGGCAATCAGGTGGGATTACTTATACTAATTTTCAAAATGCTCCCGCACAAAGCGGGGCGATCATATTATTAATTAACGGAACATGTAATGCGGGATGGACGGAAGTTACAACTTTAAATGGGAAGTTTTTAAAAGGAACAATAGCTGCAAATGGTAATGTTGGGACAACTGGTGGAAATGCTACTATAATTCCAGCAGGTACAATAACACAACCAACATTAATAATGAACAGTTATACTCCTTTAGGGAGTATTAATACACCAACTTTTACTGGTAGCGCATTAGCAAATCATGCTCATGAATTACCATATCAACTTTCTACATCTACACAAAGTAGACAGATAGCTGCGGCTACGTTTGGTACAGGAACTAGTAGAGTATCAACAGGTGCAGTAACTTTTGGAGCTACTGCTGTTTCTGCTCCAGTTGCATTATCTCAAGCTGTAAGTGCAGGAACTCCGATTGGAACTATATCGGCTTTAACTTTTACAGGAAATAACAATATTCCAACTGGAACAGTAAGTAAACCTACATTTAGCGGAACGTCAATTGATCCTAGTCCGGCTTTTATCAATGTCATATTTTGCCGTAAAAATTAGAGGATATAATGCCAAAACATACTCAATGGTTTGTTATAATTGCAATCATGCTTATTCCTCTTTTTTTAATTGGACAAGGAGGGATGACGTATCCGGCAGTTAAGTATGATGGGAATGCTGCCCATTATCTAGATGGCTCAGGAGCATTTAGCACTCCTGCTGGTACTGCGTCAGGACTTAATACTAATAGAGCATTATCAATATATGGTGCCTTTGGTACTGGAGCTATATCCCAAGCTGGCGGAGGATTTTTAGGTTTTAATACAATGCAGATTTTTACTAGCAGTGGTGGTTCTGCTAGTAATACTGCATCTACTGCAACTGCTCCTAAATATTTTACAATGGTAACTAGTGCCTCCGCGAATAGTTGGTATGGCGCAGGTCGTGCTGAAGTTTCTAGTCAGGTTCCGTATTTACTACAGGAAACTTCTTTTTGGAAAGCTAGAATTGTAGTTGTTCAAACTGCTAATACTGAATATTGGGTAGGCATGTCAGTCCTGCCAGCAGATGCAACTTTTAATAACACAACTACGCCTAACACTAAAGTTACAGCATTTCATTATACTGCTGGAACAGCAAATTGGCAGTGTGTTAGTGCTACAGATAATACGCATGTAACAACTACAGGTTCTGGAGTTGCTGTTGCTACAGGACCAGTTACATTAGAGATTAGATATAATGTTAGTAATGTCTCGGCAGATTTTTATATCAATGAATCTCTCGCTTGTCAGCTTACAACAAATTTGATTAGTAATACAGATCATATTCAAGATTTGTTATTCGTTAGCAACAAGAATACTGCTAATGCAGTTGTTTTAGGACTGTCTCAAGTTTCTTGGCAGAGCATTAATTAAATTTTACTGGAGGAATAAATGAAAGGTTCGCTAAAGAAGTCTGGAAAAAAGATGCCTGTTAAAGCTAAAAAGAAGAAAGGAGCATAATCATATAAGAGATAAATCACTTCTAGAGGGTAATACAAAAAGTTAAAGGGTACCACAGGATAAGGAGAATAGACAAGTGCCAATCCAGATGAGAGAAAACGGATATTTTGAGGCTGTTTATAACGGTCCTTGGAAAGGACTAAATGTTGAACAGCCTGAAAATCAAATGGCAGATGTTTATTCTCCTTCTCTTTCTAATTTCATTCTTAAACATTCTGAACTTCGTACACGACCAAGAATTTCAACAGGGATATTAGGGACTCCTGATAATTATCCGATTGATGTTATTACTACTTTTATGGATAGTAATAACGTTAATCATACTGTTATTGTTACTAGAAAAGGATTGTGGCAGTTAAATCCTAATTTCCAAAGAAACAGAAGAAAAGCTTGGAATCTTATTGGTTCTTTCCCTGTTCAACCGGGACCGGATATTCCTACTGCTTCGCAAGTTTTTCTTAATAAGTTCTATTGGACTAACGGTTCTAACAATCTTTGGGTTTGGGATGGCATATCTTCTGTTAATTCTCCTGTCCCTTGGACGGCAGATAAGAGAGTTTTTGTTAATTATAGAGTTATAGATTCTAACGGGAATGTTCAAGTAGTAATTACTCCCGGTTTTACAGGTGCTACTGCGCCAGCTTGGAATGTTGTTATAGGTGGGAATACAACTGATACAGCAGCATCGCAAGCGGCAGTTTGGGTTAATAATGGAACTCCAGCTCCATCAGCAGGTTTTTATGGAACTGCTGTTGTAGATGCTACAGCGGGAATTACTTCTGGCGCCTTCTTTATTGGCAGCCTTGCTTCTCGCGTATTAATGTTTTCAACCATAGAAGGTTCTGGAGAATTAGGTTCTCCGTTTACACAAAGAGTTAGATGGTGCCCTGCGGGTATTCCTAGTATATGGGATCCAAATGTTAATATTGGTGCAGGATTTGATGACTTCTTAGAGGTGCCAGATATCATTACTGGTTATATGTCTATTGGAGATAAAACAGGTTTTGTTTTTCGTGCCAATGGCATATCAGAAATGACGGCAGTTAGTGACGGTATTTTACCTTTCGATTTTAATCATCTATGGGCTAGTGAGCATGGTATAGGAAATGTTTTTCCATTCTCTATCTCACAATACGGGCCGATAGGAATGTTTATTAGTTCTGATGATATCTACAATATATCTATCGGGGGATTTAAAGCCGTAGGCGGTGCTGCAAGAGATGCGATTTTTGGTGATCTTGCGAGTGCATCTTCAACGCCATTAAGTGCGATGATTCCGAGATTTGCTAATAACTACATTTATCTAATGTACATATTAGTTATCCCTTTCGGAAATGATACTAAGTTTTGGTGTTTCTCAACAGATGAAAATTCATGGGTTTCATGGATTAAAAAGAATGTAACTGTTACTGCAAGAATGAATCTTGTTGCTACGAGATAACATGCATATTGATAGTTTTATCGAAAGATTAACAACTCGTAGACTTTTACAACTTCGACCTTTTGATCCTAGTGGCGGAGAAGGTAGTGGCACAGGAGGGCATCCGTATAATCCTCCGGTTGGAAAATCTACTATCCAAGGTTCGCCAGGATTATTAACTTCCACAGGCGGATTGATTGGTACTAATTTTGCATTGTTAATGCCAGTGTTTGATATTAAGTTTCAGAAAACATATCTGGCATTTATAGATTCATCAGATTTCAATACTGAAGATGATTGCTTTTATACTTTCCGTCAAGAAGATGTTATGATTAATAGGAAAGTAAGTGTTCATCTTCTAGTCGTAACCTATCGTGAAATTGCTAAAGCGACTTTTACAATCGGTGTCCAAGTATTTATGGCGGAAACGAATAGCTTTAAAATATCGTCCAAAGAAGTTAAGATAGATAAACCTTTGGATAAGAAAGCTATCTTTCCTTCTGGTTCATTAAAGACTAAGAAAATTCCTATAAGCGTTATTGCAGGTGAGCGACCTCAAGTTTTTATCTCTCGTAAAGCAGATAGTGGCGCTCTTGCTATAACGCGAGTAATGATGGTCGGCAAAGCTGATGAGAAAGATTTAATGTAATGCAGATAAGAAAATTCTCAAAGCATCTTGGAGATAGTAATAACTTGGAGAAAGTTCTCCATGATACTTATAAGGTTTTGCGCGGTAATATAAGTTACGGCGGTAATACACAAAATGGACTCAAGCCTGATAATATTGATGGTTCTTTTGGTTCTACTACTGATACTGGATTGGCGGATACTTTATTTAGTGTTACGCACAATCTGAATAGAATCCCGATTGGCTTTCATGTTATCAATCAAGATAAAGCTGGATCATTTTATGGAACGCCGACAAGTCTTACGGACTGGACAACGACAACGATTTATTTAAAATGTAATGTAGCTCATGTGGCAGCAACTTTCTTCATCTTTTAGTTAGGGAGGGTTTAATGTCAAATAATCAGACTAATACTTTGACTGCGAATATTACTGGAATTGAAGATTCCACTGGATCAGTTCCTATTAATAGAGGATTAGGGGATTTAGGTTTTGATAGTGTTTATTCTGAGTTCACAACTTATCAGAAACTCGCCGCTGGCGATAATACTATCTCTATCCCTAACTCTAAAACTTTTCAACTTTATGTTAAGAATAATGATCCGGCACTTTTTATTATTGTTAAATATACTCCAACAACCGGAGCGCAGCAAATTAGTCCTGCATTAGGACCGGGAGAGGTTTTCTTGTTATGGCAACAGATAACTAATGCTGCTGCTACGGCAGGTGTTACTGCATTAGTTCTTAACGCTTCAGGAGCAAATGCATTGGTTGAATATTTCCTTGGAGGTTAATAATGTTGGTTAAGACGTTAATCCCAGGAATTGTAAGAAAGCTCAGAAATCGAGATGACTTAGCTAACGTTATTCCTTTTTACGTTAAAAAGGCCATTCTCGATTTAAGTCAGAATTACGAATTTGATGAGCTTAGACATACTGGACCTACGATTAATTTCGTAGAGAATCAGTCTGAATATCCTCGCAATTTTTTTGCCTTCCCTTCGCACAAATACATTACATTTGTTGTCAGTTGGTTTTGTTATTTTGATTCTACAGTTACAGTAGGCTCTAGCACTGGCTTAGTAATGAAATATCGACAACCTAGAGTTGTTGAAAATATGAGTGTTATTCCCGGTCAACCAGTGGCTTATACGCAGGTTGGTGAACAAACTAATCAAGGAAATCTCATAGTTGGATATATGCCTAACACGGATTATGCAACTTATATGAGATATCAAATTCAACATCCCTTCCCCGAAGGCGATGAAAATGATCCACGTTTTGTTGCTTCTGTCGCGCAACAGCCCATTTATATGCCAGATGACTGGCAAGATATTATTGAATATGCTGCTGCTGAGAAGGCTTGTGATGATATTGGGATGTTAGAAGTTGGGGCTTTATTTCATCAGAAGTTATATGGTAATCCCCAAAAGAGAACTGTTGGTTTAATTATGGAAAGAATGTCGCAACAACAGCGACAATCTGATTATAATGAACGACAGTTACGTCCTGTTGTGAGGAGATATTAATATGCCTTCAGGTTCAGGTCTTCCATTTCCTACGAGTAATAATGCTCCACAACCTATCCCCGGTGGATGGGGTAATCCTACTGGAGCAAATACGGGTGGTAATAGTTCTTCGATGCCTTTTCCTACTATGCCATCATATGGAGCGCCATCTTATAATGTTGGCTCTTATGGCACAGGAGCAGGATTAGCGGGATTATCATCTGGATTTTCTACTAATGATCCTGGTAGAACACAGAATCTTTATAATTATCTAGGCAAAGCCTACGGCAAAGGACCGGGGCAGTTGCTAGGTAATATGATTACACAAGGATTGTTTGATCCTAAAATTGCTGCGGCTTTCTTAAATGCTCAAGCTCCCGGTATTGCAAGAGGAGAAGCAGGAATACAATCTTCTTTTGCTGATGCAGGAGCACGCTTTTCTTCAGCGGCAGCACTAGGACTAGGAGATTTTCATTCTCAAGTTCAGTTAAACCAACAACAAACTCTTGCGAGTTTATTTGAGAATGCGCAGAAAGAACAGTTAGATTTACTAAGTGGTGTTCTTCCTTCTATCCATCAAGAAAGAGCTGATGAAGGTGGATTTCTCGGAGATATTTTAGGCGGATTAGAAATTGCTGGTGGTATTGGCGTGGATATGTTTACGGGTGGTTTAGGTGGTAACTCATTAATCGGTTCTGGTTTTGGTCAAATAGCAGGAGCTAATAATGTTGGTGGTCAAGGCGGTGCAGGTGGTATGGGTGGACCTGGAAATGCATTAACTCAAGCTCTTAATGCGATCATGGGTAAAAAGAATACTGCCGCAGGTATTGATTTAACAGGAATGTCCGCAGGTGGTGGTGGCGTTGCGACAGGTGCAATGAATAATACTGTTGCTGAAATTATAAGATCAATGCAAACTAGCGGTGGTAGTGTTTTAGGTGGTGAGACATTAGGATTACCAACATCCATGCCTGGTGCAACAAACATGGATCAAAGTTTTCCTTTCTAGGAGATTATAATGGCTGGCGATAATCCTCAAATGATGATGCCCGGTCAAACCGGCGAGCAAGATTTACTGACTGCTGGTGCATCAGCGACTTTACCTGATGCTCAAGCTAATCAGCAAAGAGCTGCTGCGCTTATACAACAGCTTATACAATCTAGAATGGGTGGTGGTTCAGGAATTACATTTGGCGCGCAGCCTCCAGCACAACCACATATACCACAACCTCCCGCGCAACCGGGTAGAGTTGGTATACCACAAGGACCGTTTGCTTCTACAGGAGAACGTAAGAGAGCAGATAAACAAGCTATGTTTAGTTCTATTGCAAACATAGTTCAATCGGCTGAAAAGAAACACTATGATATGAAAGTCCAGAAGATTACTCAGGACTTTGATACATTGAAAAATGCTATGGCTGGTTATCAAGAAGCTCAATCTTCTGGTAATCAAGAAGCTGCGAAGCATAATGCTAATCTTATTAATAGCATTGTAATGGATCCAAAGAAATCTAAGGAACTTGCTAAGGCATTTGATGTAGATGTTAATCCGTTAGCGAAACAAAAGAAACAACAACCTAACCCTGCTAATGATGCATTGAAGGCAAGTTTTTCTAAAGATACTCAAGATTTTGCAAATAAGAAAACTGACCTAACTCCTCAAGCTCAAGCTTTTATGCGTGCGATGCCGCAGAGAGCAGGGATTGATCCTAAAGTTGAGTTAATGGCGCAACTAACTAAAATGGGTATGTTGCCAAAGGCAGCAGAAGAATTAACTTTTCAAAAAGATCTGATGCAGATTCAGCAACGTATTCAGAATAATGAACTTACCAATGAAACAAGAGAAAAAATTGCTACAATGTTTGCTAATGCAAAAGATAAAGAGACTCAAGCTAAGATTCAAGGAATTATTTATACAGTTCAGAATAAAATGGAACAAGCAAAAATGATGGAAAGGATGTGGGATCTTAGAGGTCAAAGACAACTTGAAGGTGTTCACGAGAGAAATCAAGTTTTAAAAGATAGACTTGATCTTACTAAAGGTAATGCTGATGATAAAAAGATGGCTACTGCTGTAACGGGTTTAAAAAATCAAGCAGAATCTTTAGATAAAGAACTTGCTACAGCACAAAAGGCTCATGATATTGGAAAAATAAAAGAAATTAATCAAAAAATTGATAGCTTACATGTAATGCAACAGTTAATACAGGGAGAAATTGCTAAGAGGATAGGTTTAGATCCTTCAGATTTTAATCAGGATCAAATAACTATGGACCCTGATATGTGGAAATCAATGGAAACATTATTTGCAGGACCGCAGGAAGAACCTAATCCTGACCAATAAAGGTTATTATGCCGCCACAAAATTCTACAGCGGTTCCTCTGCCTCTTTCTAGCGGAGCATTAGATAAGCCTAATGCTTCGCAAAATCCTGCTTCGGCTAATAATAATCTCCCTGTACAAATTGAAAGTCAAGATACTACTGATCTTTTTCCCTTGCTTAGTAAGTCTAAAGGTTTTACAGAAGCAATGGCAAAAGCAGATAAATCTGGTAGTATTGATCCAGCTACTACATTGCCTCCTGCAATGATAATGCAGAGGCATTTAAGAACGATGGAAAATAGTGATCTTTATAAAGACGCTTCTGCTAAAGACAGAATTCGTTATCAAGCGGCTTTTTATAAGAAATATGTAGTACCAGCACAGAAGGCTGCAAACTATAAAGGTTCTTTTCAGGAATGGATTAACGATAGAGGGACTTATTGGCAATACAAAGCTAATCCTGATAAAGCACAAGGTTCAGGATTTATTCCTGAAACTATTAAAACAGCGCCTGGAATTATCAGCGCAGGCGTTGCAGATACAACTTTAAGAACACATAAAGAAATATTAGCACGAGCTAGAGATGCTCAAGAAAAATTTATAAATGTATCAAAGGATTTATCTCTTGGCTCTGCTATGTTGAATGCAACTATTGCTCCTCATATGGGTCCAATAATTATGGATCCAGAATATATTAAAGTTAGAGAAAGTAAACACGAACAAAAAATTGATGACTATATAAATGCATCTGAGAATTTTGGTGTTAATGGATTTAAACATACACTAACTAATAAGTTATTATATGAAGGTGGAAAACTTGGAGCGCAAGCTCCTGCTTTCATGGTTAGTGGTGGACTTTTAGGAGATGTAGTAAAGCTTCCTGAAATTCTTAATCTTGAGAAAGCTACAGGTGTTACTAAGTTAGCATCCAGATCTATTTATAATGCTGCTCAAGGTTATCTTGTTGGTGGGGTATCAGGAGAGAATCCTATAAAATCTGCCATTGGATTTGGTGTTGGAACTATAATTTTTAGCCCGGTTGAAACATTATTCGGAAAGGTTTGGGGATGGGGTGGGGGTAAATTAACTACTGCTTTAATGGATGCAGCAATTAAATCCCACGCTGAAGATGCGGCTGAATCTAAAGTTTCTTCAGTAGCAACTTCATTAGCTGGTTCGCAGAAGCAGAAAATTAATGCGGCGGTTATAGCAGGACTAAATGAACTTTCTGGAGGGAATTTTTATAAAGCTCCTGATGCTGCAAAGAAGATAGCATTATCTAAGCTTGCTGCCAAAGCTCCACAGTTTGCAGATCAAATTGCTTTCATTGATAAAACCGTCGTTGGTGTTGATGCCGCGCGTAATCTTGTTAGACAGAGAGAGGCCGTTCCTGAGCTTAATAATGTGTTGAGTCAATTAGAAAAGATTTCTAAACAACCAACCCATGAGAGTGTTGCAGATGCGG